TAAAAGAGAAGACAAATTTTCTTTATTTGGTATAAACACCTTGAATGGAGCTAAATGTAGACAGTTGCTATATTTATTTGAATCAAGACCTAAAGGCGTAGATACAGTGGTTCATGGAACAAATGTTAATGCTTCTCCACAAACTCCTATGACAGCAGCTATAGCAAAACATTATGGTCTGAGGTGTATTCAAGTAGCTGGAGGAACTAATTTTGAGTCTATTTCACAAAAAAACTTACCTCTCTTTGCCACTATGTTTGATACTGAATATGACTTGTCTTGTCGTAGTGGGTTTAATGTAGGCGTACAAAAGCGTGTGGGAACCATTATGAAAGATTTTGATAATTGCTTCACTATAGAGAGAGATATAACGCTAGACCACAAGCTACCAACTAATGATGTTTCAAATATAAGAGCATTTCATGAAGTGGGTGCTTGTCAAGTTAAGAATATCCCTGAACATATAGAAGATATAGTTATACCTTTCGGCTCTGCGAATTCAGCCACATCTATCTTGTTAGGTCTATCTATGTATAAGCCTAAGAATGTTAAACGCATTTATTTAATAAATGTTGGAGTTGATAAAAGAGATTTTATGTTTCAAAGGTTAAAACTTATGGAAGCAGATGTTTCTAAATATGAATTCTTATGGCACGACACTAAAGTACCCTATGGAAAACTTTTTAAAGGGGTTCAGCAAGACGACATAACATTTCATCCGCGATACGAAGCTAAGACTATTAAATACATGAGGGCTAAACTACCTGAACTTATAAAAGACACTACATTGTTTTGGAACATAGGTTCTTACCCTGATATCAATACTACAGCTAAAAATGCAAAACTTAATATTCCAAAAAAAGTCAAAGAATATTCAGTTCCTGTAAAGAATAATGTAGGTACATTTTGTAAAATAAATAATATCAACCCAGTCAAAGAACTCAAATATGGAATGGATTTCCGTGAACCGCAATATCGTAGAGAGGTTTTTTTACGATTTTATGAATTCCATCTAAAACATAAAAGCCATCCTGGAGCTGTTTATTTCGCCTTCCCTTGGTTGACAGAAAAGTATTCATTAGACACAGAGCAACAACTTTGGTTAGCATTTATAAATGGTTGCTCTCAAAATATTATAACTTCTTGGCATATATTTAATAAGTTTCCTGAGCCTTATGACTTAAACGTAGATTTGGTTGATGATTGGTGGAATAAAACACAACATAAATTTAAAGCTGGTTCAGGATGGGACTCTGACAGGAGGTACTTTAAAGCTGGCAAAACAGGATTACCTAACTGTATGCGTTCTTACCTTAAACAAGTGAAAAAATTTGGTTCACAAGAAGAAATGTTTAAATCTTTATGCGTGCATAACGACCCACACAGAAATTTTGAAAATGTTTGGGATTTTGTTAAAGATAATTTTTTGTCTTTTGGCAGGTTATCAACTTTTTCTTATTTAGAGTATTTAAGAATACAAGGATTGAATATTGAATGTAACAACTTATTTTTAGAAGATATTAACGGATCTCGTTCTCACCGAAATGGTTTGTGTATGGTGTTGGGTAGAGATGATTTAGATTGGTACAAGACAAAAATATCATATACAAAAGAAACTACTGATTGGTTAAGTCAAGAAGCAGAATTGTTATTGAAAGAAGCTAAGACGCGTTTTCCTCATCAAGATTGTGGATATTTCACTTTAGAGTCTACATTTTGCAATTACAAAGCGTGGCATCGCCCTAATCGTAGATATCCTAATGTTTATATGGATATGTTTCATGACAGAATTAAGTATGCAGAAAAAGAGTGGGGATTGGAAGAAGGGAAAATATTTTGGCAGATGCGTAAAGACTGTTTGCCGAAGCCTTTAAGACTAGAAGACAATAAAAAAGATAGAGGATTATGTCCTGAAAAACAAAACCACTATTTACACACTGGTGAACCTGTAATGATGGATAGCGAGTGGTCTTGTTTTAAGAATGACTACAATCGTCTTATAGTTTAATGAAGTGTGTAGCTATAGGCGGTGTACCTGCTACTGGTAAAACCACTTTAATGACAAATATTATTAATTTATTACAACCAACAAAGCAATTCAAGTTTGGTTTACTTAGGGGTTATATAAAAGAAAATGTTTCTATATTAGGTGTTTATAAAATTGGAGATGTGTTTGGTGGCACTGATAAATTATCTATGGCTGTACAAAAAGATTATGAAACATACATAGACAAAATTATTATGGACTGCATATTTGAAGGTGATAGGTTATTTACCAAGAAAAACCTTTTAAACCTTTGCGTGAAATATGAAACTAAAATAATAGTTTTAGAAAACGATAAAAACACTTTAGAATTCAGGCACCAACAAAGAGGAGATAACCAAAGCGATAAATTTATAAAAGGTAGAACAACTAAAATCAATAATATATTATTAGATAAAGATTTAAAACCGCATATACATGTACACAAATTAAATAGTTATATTGAGAGCCAAGATTTAGCAAAAGAAATTGTAAAATATCTTAATCATTAAATCTATCTACATATTCTCCCCAGTTATCGTCTTTTTCTTCATATTTAGTGAAGCCATGTGTATTAATATTATAATTAAATTTAACTTCACCTATTTTTCCATATAAACCCTGTTCTCTTATCTTCCTTGTTATCACGCTAGTTGAATTTTCGTCAAAGTCTCTATGAACTGTAAGAACTGCATCAGCTTGATTGTGCCAATGAGCAGCACCACTTATATCATAAGCAGTCGGAGGAGAATATGTTCCGTCATTAGATTTTTGTAACTTAGTAGGGTGAGCTATAACCCAACACACAACTTCGTATACCCTAGTAAACCTTTTACATAGTGATATAAAGTCTCTTATATGCTCATCTTCTCTTTGATTTCCTTGTCTAATTGCAGATACTTCATTAAACGGGTCAATAACTAAACCTTTTACACCATGTTTATATATTGCACTTTTTGCAATATTTAGTATTAAATCTATAGAGGGTATGCTGTCTTTAGTTTCTATAAAAAAGAAATGTTTATGAATAAAATCTAAACCTTGATTAAGTTCAACTTTAGTCATTCTATTAGAGAAGCCTTCATCAAAAGATTTTCCTAAATACATCTGAACTAATCTCCTTATGTGCATTGATGTTGAATGTTCAGGAGAAAATAGAGCAAATCTCCAACCATGATTAATCGCTAATTTAATCAAACATTGATCTAGAAAGGCTGATTTCCCATGGTTAGGTATTCCTGTAATAACAGTAAAAGTACCAGTCATAGGTTTATAAATCTCATCAAGACCTTCTAATCCTATCTCAGTTGGTTTTTCGTAATTACCTTCGTATAGGTCATGTATTTGTGTGAAGTAGTCTTTAGCGGTGTATAAGCCGTTTATAGGGTATGGTTCAGCCTTATCTATTATTTCTTTAAGTTTTAATGCTCCGTGTTTAATTAATACTTCGTTTGCGTCTTTACAGTTGTCAGGTATTCTAACAAACCAACAAATATCTTTACCGAACCTGTGAAGTAATTCTTTATGTAATGCTTTGCCGCTAGTATCGTTATCAGTAAATAATATAATCTTTTTAGCCATCAATTTACAATTCTCTAATGCTTTATATCTAGCATCTTTTTCGTCTCCTTTAAATTCTTTAGGAGCACCATTAGGTAAAGTAGTTGCATTAATCAAACCACATTCTGCTAAAGATAAAACATCCATTTCACCTTCTGTGAATATAACTGTTTCTTCCTTACAAACCTTATCGTAGTTGTAGAGTATTGATTTAGTGTTAGCAGTCTGTCTAAATTGTTTATCTATTGTTCTATATTTGATATTAGTTAGATTTCCATTCTCATCAAAGTATTGAAAACCTATCCAGTTATTTTCATTATATATTTTAAAGTCGTTTATAGTTGACTCGCTTATACCTCTTTCTTTAAAAAATTTGACCATAAAGCTTTCTTGTTTAGGCTCAAGCCTAACTGGTTCTGTATATACTGGTTTAGTGTAAGGTCTAAATATACTACCTGTTTTTTTACCACCTTTAAAATTACAATGATGGCAATTCCAAACCACACCGTCATCATTAATAGTAACTGATAGAGGATTGTCTCTAGGGTTGTGCGGTGGTTGACAACTAGGACATTTAACTTTTTGATTTCCTTCCTGATGATGTTTTAGCTGTATTTGATTTTCATTTAATGTTTGTTCAATAGTCATTTTATCATCCTGCAAGGTTGTTTAAGGTTTTATCCTTAATAGGTTTATTTATATAATCTAAGTATCTTTGTTGATTGAGCCATGTAGTTGGGTGTGGTATAAACTTTTGTTCTGTAGCTTCATTCTCTTTCGCAAAAACCTTAGTTGCATAAATTATTTTTGATTGATTTTTCTCATTAAATTTCATAAAACTTTTAAGAGCTTGGTATTTCCCAACCCTTCTAGGATATTCTTTCCAAAACTCTTCAAAAAATATATTTTTAGAACTCTTAGTTATAGTTTTTGTATCATCTTTAGTATTAGAGGGTTCTGACACCCCCTCCCTACGGGTCTGAACACCGCTAGGGGTTGATACACCCATACCTAATAAAAGGTGGTATCTATTACTTGTGTAACCACCATTTACAGTTTTTCTGTGTTCTATTTTTATATAGCCTAGTTCTTCA